ACCCATTCGACGATAAAGGTTTAACATTTGGAGATTTTAGACAGATAATCGATGTGGCACTGCAAGGCAAGTTAGATATAGATGAAAAAGCTACAGAAAAAACAGATGGGCAAAATTTATTTATATCTTGGACAAACAAATTAGTTGCTGCTAGAAATACTGGTGATATAAAACGAGGCGGTGTAGATTCTAAGGCAATTGCAAAAAAGTTTGCTGGCAGAGGTAATATAGAAAAGGCATTCAACTATGCTATGAATGATTTGTCAAAGGCTATTAGTGGATTAAGTGATAAGCAAAAAAAGAAAATATTTGATGATGGAAACAATTGGGTAAATATGGAAATAATGTACCCTGCATCATCAAACGTAATCAACTATGATGCACCTCATCTACAATTTCATAATGTATTGCAGTATAAAGACGGCAAAGCAATAGGCGCTGTTTCTGGCGGCGCTAGAATGCTGGCAGGTATGATAACACAGATAAATCAAAATGTACAAAAGAATTTTTCTATAATAGGTCCGCAATTTCTTAAGGTTAAAAAACATCAGGACTACTCTGAAAGAAAACCTTATTTTCTAGGAAAGCTAAACGGTCTAATGAAAAAATTTAATATGTCTGACTCAAATACATTTGGCGAATATCATCAAGCGTGGTGGTCAGATTTTGTAGATAAAAAATTCAAAGGAATAGATAATACAATAAAAATGGGATTGGTTAAACGCTGGGCCTTTTTTGATAAATCATTTAGACTTAACGCTAAAAATATAAGCGATGCTAAGGTTTTAGAAAAGGCAAAGGAGTTTGATAAAATGAATCATGCTGACCAAGTAAAGAAAAATATGCTACCATTTGAATTGCTGTTTTTCGAATTAGGTGCAGAGGTATTAAAAAATGTAGATGGATTCTTGGCAGCAAATCCAGATAAAGCAGTACAAAATATAAGAAAACAAGTTCAGCAGTCTATATCAGTTGTTAAAAAAGGCGGCGACATTAAAAAGATAAATAGGTTAACACAACAATTAAATAAATTAAATTCTATCGGTGGTATGAATGCTATTGTGCCAAGTGAAGGTTTGGTATTTGTATATAAAGGAAAAACATACAAATTAACTGGTGCCTTTGCTCCAATAAATCAAATTACCGGTATGATATATTTCTAGGTTATTATGGATAAAAATAAAATACAAAGAATGAGAAACTTGGTGTCAGGTGACTATGGCGCAAAAACAAAGACAAGCTCAGGTTATAGAAAATATAATCATAAAAAACAAGAAGGTGATATTTGGGAAGAAAACGGAAAGACGTGGACAGTAAAAAATGGTATACGACAAAGTATTTCTAAATACAGAAATATCAAAAAACAAATTAAAGTACCAACTCACTGTCCTAGTTGTGGTACTCATATGAACCATCCAGCACATAAAAAAATATATCTTATTTATGGACATTGTTTACATTGTCAAACAAAGTTTGAAACCAAATTGATGGCTGAAGGTAAACACACCAAATGGTTAGAGAAAGAAGTAAGAAAAAACTTTGATTCTTGGACAGATGAAAAAACAAAGCAGTTTGAGAGATGGTTCAATTCAATAGATACAAATCAATATATAACAGAATCAGGTGAAATAGAAGACTGGTCAAAAATGAGCAAAGAAATAAAAGATGAAATAGTTTCAAGATTTAATCAATATCTTGATGATGAAAAAAATAAAATGGAAACAATAATCAAGGAGAGTAAAGATGAGTATAATAACTAAAATATTTTCAGGTGGAGCAGGCGAATTGGTAGAATCAGTTGGCGGCGTGCTTGATAATCTTACAACAAGCAAAGAAGAAAAGTTGGCTGCAAAGCAAAAAATGAAAGAGCTTATCGCAGACTACGAAACCAAAATGGAACAGAATATAACAGATCGCTGGAAAGCTGATATGAATTCTGATAGTTGGTTGTCTAAAAATGTCAGACCATTAGTGTTAATATTTTTAGTAGTATGTACGGTACTAATGATTTTTATTGATGCAGGTTCTATAAATTTTGTTGTTGAAGAGAAATGGACAGACCTTTTACAATTGGTATTGATAACAGTTATCGGTGCTTATTTTGGTGGTCGTTCTTTTGAAAAACGCCAAAAAAAATAGTATAACTTTTATATACATATATATTTATATATAGGTTATATTATGGCAAAAAATACAATTAAAGAAGCTTTAGTAAAAGAGTATATAAGGTGTTCACAAGACCCTGTATACTTTATGCGCAAGTATTGTTTTATACAGCACCCTCAAAAAGGTAAGATAAAATTTGACCTTTTTCCTTTTCAAGAAGATTCTCTTGTAGATTTGAAAAATAATAGATTTAATATAATATTAAAATCTAGACAGATGGGTATATCAACACTAACCGCAGGATATGCAGTATGGAACATGATATTTAGAGAGGACTTTAATGTATTGGTAATTGCAATCAAACAAGATACTGCAAAAAATCTTATTACAAAGGTTAGAGTAATGCACGAGTTTTTACCAAGTTGGTTAAAGGTTGGCTCGGAAGAAGATAATAGACTTTCACTAAGATTTAAGAACGGTTCGCAAATAAAAGCGGTATCATCAGCACCTGACGCTGCACGTTCTGAAGCACTATCGCTGCTTGTTATAGACGAAGCCGCATTCATAGATAAAGTTGATGAGATATGGACATCTGCACAGCAAACATTGGCAACAGGTGGTTCTGCAATATTACTTTCTACACCTAATGGTACAGGTAATTTATTTCATAGAATTTGGACAGAGTCTGAAAGAAAAGAAGGACAATTTAATCCTATTAGACTTCATTGGACTTTACACCCTGAAAGAGACCAAGAGTGGAGAGATACACAAGATGAATTGCTAGGTAAAAAAATGGCAGCACAAGAATGTGACTGTGATTTTATATCTTCTGGTAACTCTGTTGTTTCTGGTGAGCTATTGACTTGGTATGAAGAAAATATGATATGCGAACCTGTGGAAAAACGAGGTCAAGAACAAGAGCTTTGGATTTGGAAATACGCAGATTATACAAAAGGATATATGGTAGTAGCAGATGTTGCAAGAGGCGATGGAAGTGACTACTCTACATTTCATGTAATTGAAATAGAAACTATGGAACAAGTTGCAGAATATAAAAACCAAATAGGAACAAAAGAATTTGGAAATCTTTTGGTTAATATTGCAACAGAATATAATGAAGCTCTACTTGTTGTAGAGAACGCAAATATAGGTTGGGCTGCAATTCAACCTGCTATAGATAGAGGTTATCGAAATCTTTATTATACATACAAACATGAAGGAGTTCATGATGCAGCAACACAATTATCAAAAGGTTATGACTTAAAAAACAGAGAAAACATGACCCCAGGTTTTACAACTTCGACGAGAACTAGACCTCTTTTGATATCGAAGCTAGATATTTATTTTAGAGAAAAAGCGTGTATTGTCAAATCAAAACGTTTAATAGACGAGCTGTTTGTTTTTATTTGGAACGGACATAGAGCAGAAGCTCAGCGAGGATATAACGATGATTTAACAATGGCGTTCTCAATTGCATTGTTTGTTCGTGATAACGCAATTCGTTTACATACGGAAGGCCTTAATATGAATAAAAATGCAATTAACAATATTGTTAACACAAAGGGAGCATATAAATCAAACAATCTCCCTGGCGGTGACCCTTGGAAACAAAAAATGGGTAACGACGAAGAAGATTTGACCTGGCTATTATAACGGAGTAAAAAACAGATGGCAGATAAAACATTTTTTGGAAGATTAAGAACAGCATTTTCAACAGGTACAATTGTAAGACGAACGGACTCAGGATTAAAGGTTGCCGACCTAAGTAGAGTACAGTCAAATACAAAGCTTGCAACAAATAGACTTATAGATAGGTACAATAGAATATATCAAAACGATACCTATGGATATAATCAACAGGCAAATTTCCATACATTAAGACTTCAATTATATACTGATTATGAAATTATGGACGAAGATTCTATAATCTCATCTGCATTAGATATATATTCAGACGAATCAACACTAAAAAATGAATTTGGTAATGTACTTGAAATTAAAACAGATAATGAAAAAGTACAAAAGGTTTTACATAATTTATTTTATGACGTACTTAATATAGAATTCAACGCTTGGCCTTGGGTTCGTAATATGTGTAAGTATGGCGACTTTTATCTTAAACTAGATATAACTGAAAAAGTTGGTGTAACGAACGCTGTACCTTTATCTGCATATGAAATGTTTAGAGAGGAAGGTGTCGATTCAAATAATCCTGACCTTGTACAATTTACACATGACCCAACTATGGGAGGTCAGCAAGGAGCAAATTCAACAAGAAATAATTCTCCTCATACAAAATATGAAAATTATGAAATAGCACATTTTAGAATGTTAAATGATATGAATTTCCTTCCTTATGGAAAGGCTATGATTGAACCAGCAAGAAAGGTTTGGAAACAGCTTACTCTTATGGAAGACGCAATGTTAATTCACAGAATTATGCGTGCACCAGAAAAAAGAATATATAAAATAGATATAGGTAATATACCACCCAATGAAGTAGATACATATATGCAGCGTGTTATAAACCAAATGAAAAAGGTACCTCATATCGATGAAAAGACTGGTCAGTATAATCTTAAATTTAACATGTCAAATATGTTAGAGGACATATACCTTCCAGTTCGTGGTGGACAAAGCGGTACAGAAATTGACACTATGAGTGGTATGGAATTTGGAGGTATCGATGATGTTGACTATCTAAAGGCAAGAATGTTTGCTGCTCTTAAAATTCCTAAAGCTTTTGTAGGATATGAAGAAGGCGTAGAAGGTAAAGCTACACTAGCAGCGCAAGATGTAAGATTTGCTAGAACAATTGAAAGAATACAAAGAATATTTATTTCAGAGCTTACAAAAATAGCAATGGTACATTTATATTCTCAAGGATTTGACGAAGAGGATATGGTTGAATTCGAACTATCACTTACAAATCCATCAGCAATTGCAGAGCAAGAAAAAATGGAGTTATGGTCTAGTAAATTAGATTTGGCGTCAACAATAAAAGACGGCTCAATGATATCAGAGGAATGGATATATAAAAATGTATTTAACATGTCAGACGATGAAATCAAAAAAGAGCAAAAAGGTGTTATTAACGATATCAAACAAAAGTTTAGAAAATCACAGATAGAAATGGAAGGTAATGACCCACAAACATCTGGTGAGGCTCTAGGTACACCTCACACGCTTGCAACTCTTGACCCTGAAAATACTGACGGTCAGTCTACAGGATTATTTGGTGGAGGATTTGAGGAGCCTGAAGGTGAAGAACCTACAAACGAACCAGGACAAGGAAGGCCAGAAGAATCAACAAAATATGGTAGTCAAGAATCTGCTAGAGGTAGAGATTCTATTGGCAAAGAAGAAAGATTTAGAGATACTAAATTAAGCAACAATAAATCTAAAAGAAGATTTGAGTCTAAGAGAATTGCAAGTCTTTTCGGTAAAAATAAACCTAATAAAAAATCTAATTTATTAAACGAAAGCAATATCATGGAAAGCGATATATAACTCAGTTTAGATATATTTATATAATATATAAAGATATATGCGGGAAAGAAAATAAATGAAAGCAAAACACTCAAAATACAAAAATACTGGAATATTATTCGAGTTGCTTGTTAGACAGATAACAACAGATACAATAAATGGTGTTAGCAAGTCTCCAGCCATACAAATTATTAAAGAGTTTTTTAAGAAAAACACGACTCTTAAAAAAGAGTTGATGTTATATCAAACACTTCTTAATGAAAAATTTAATACCGAAAGAAAAGCAGAGTCTTTTATTGATGCTGTACTTAAAGAAAGAAAAAAGCTTTCATCTACAGAATTAAGAAAACAAAAATATAATCTTATTAAAGAAATAAAAAATAAATACAATATTGAAAACTTTTTTAAGACAAAGGTTGAAAATTATTCTGAAAACGCATCTATATATTGTTTGTTTGAAAACAAAACAAATCCTTCACAGTCGGTAAGATTTAGATTTAATCTTGTTGAAACTGTAATGAATAAAAGAAATAAAGTTTCAAGAATCGATGAAACATATCAAATGTATTCTAAACAAGATAAAGACGTTAGAACATTGTCATATAAAATTATGATTGAAAAATTTAATAATAAATATGGGAATTTAACATCTGAACAAAAAACTTTATTAAGAGAGTATATAAATAATATTTCAAATACTCAAAAATTAAAAAAGTATATACACACAGAAATTAACAGTACGTCAAAATCAATTAGGAATCTTTCTAAAAAAGTAGACGACAACATTGTTTCTATAAAACTAAACGAGGTTGCTGACCAATTACAATTAGTCAAAAAAGAAAGAAAGGTTAAGGATAAACATATGCTTTCGGTATTAAGAGCCTATGACTTGGTTAAGGAGATAAAAAATGTCGTTAAATAAAAAATTAGATAAATTATTTGAGGCTGACTTTAAGAAGATTGAAGAGGAAGATTTAGATGAAGCAAACACTACTGCTGATGCAGGTGGTGAATACGATACAAAATACGCTTTTGGAAAAAGAAAGAAAAAAGAATATACTAAAGGCCTTATGGGATATAAAGTTGTAAAAGAATCTACATTTATGAAAATGGCAAAAATGATGAATGAGGTTAATTACAACGACTATAAAAAAGACGAATCATCTTCATCAAAACAAAAAGTTAATAGAGCTATAAAAGAAGTTAACAGTAGACTATTTAAGATAGAAAGAATAATTAACCAGAATATCAAGCTTAAAACAGAAACTGGTATAGATGAAACTAAATACTGGAAATCTACAAGAGAAAATTTACAAAAAATCTCTGAAAAGATGCATAGGCTATCTAAAAAATTAAGGAGCTTCTAATGTCAAAACAAGTGCTAATAGATTATACAACATTCGATGTTTCTCCACAAATGATAATGGAATCAGAACAACAAAATAACGGCCGTGTTATTGTTACCGGTGTTTTACAAAGAGCTGGTGCAAAAAATCAAAATGGTAGAGTATATCCAAAAGAAATTTTAATGAGAGAAGTAAAACAATATTCAGAAGTGCAGATAGCAGAAAATCGAGCACTTGGCGAGCTAGACCATCCGGAATCGTCTGTTGTTAATCTTCAAAATGTATCTCATAATATAAAAAATGTATGGTGGAAAGGTGATGATGTAATGGGTACTGTAGAGGTACTTGGCACACCAGCTGGAAACATACTTAAGGAATTATTAAAAGCAGGTGTTAAACTTGGTATATCATCAAGAGGCCTAGGTTCTGTTAAGCAATTATCAGAAGACGGTACAATGGAAGTACAATCTGATTTTGAATTGGTTTGTTGGGATTTTGTTTCAAATCCATCTACACATGGAGCATTCATGAGACCAATAAACGAATCTGTTAATGATATTTATATAAATAAATACGACAAGGTAAATAATATAATAAATGAAATGCTATGCGATTTGGCATGCAAATGTTCATTACCAACAAGGAGCAAATAAAATGAGTCAATTTGATATTAGAAAGTGGAAGTCTTCCTTAAACGAGTCACAGCAATCAGAAAACAAAAGAATGACCGAAGAGGAAAAAGCACAAACACTAGAGGCAGTTTCTAGATTTAACGAGCTAGGAAAAAATGTATATAAAACACAAGAGATTAGCGAGCTTGTAGAAAATATTAAAAAGTTAGCAGAAAACGCTAGCCGTATGGCAATAGAAGAAACTGCTGATTGGTTTGATGCAGTATCTGTAAAAAGAGATACAAAAGCTATAGGTGAATCTGTAAAGGTATTTGAAAATACATTTAAGGAAATTTCTACATTACAACAAAGATTAGAATCTGTATTTGAAGATATAGGTGGTAAGCTTGGTAAATACTATGAAATAAAAGAAGTAATGTCAGAAGAAGATAATATCGAAGAATCAGAAAGACAGGAAAAATATCAAAAACTATTTAAGGCTATGTTGGCTAAATTTGGAGTTGACTCACCTGCAGATTTAGACGATGCAAAGAAAAAAGAATTCTTTAATCTTATAGATAAAAAACACAAAGGTGTTAACGAATCTACAGTTAATGAATCTTATGTAGTAATTGACCCAAGAGGCAATGCTAGGCCAGTTGGTTCTAAAATACAAGGTGACAGATTTGTTAAAGGTAAAAAAGGACATTATGTAATTTTAGCTAAACACGCTGTAAAAGCTAGACGTGCTATTGAAAAAGCTGGTGGCAATGCTACATCTAGAAAAATTCAAGATTTAATGTTTGATTTAAGATATGAAGGTAAAAGACCAGATAAATTTAAGAAACTTGTTAATGAAGCATTCGAAGGTTTATCAAATGTTATATCAGCTCCAGGTATAGGATTAAATCTTAAGACAGAAGCTGCACCTAAAATAAAATCTTCTAAAGAAACAAAACAAATTGGTGATATAATGAAGATGGTATCAAATGCCAAAAAAGGTGGAGGTTCAGGAAGATACGGAAAAGAATTTGAAGCTGCAAAGAAAAAAGCACTTAAGGCAATTAAAGATATGTTAACATATTCAAAGATTGGAGTATAAACATGAGCAAAGAATCTAAATTAAGAAAAATGATTAGAGAAGAGATAATGAAATCTTTAATCTCAGAAAAATTTGCATCATCTAAAATTACAAATCTTTTCAAACTTATGGATTCAAGGGACAGAAAATTCTTTGATATGACTGCAAAGTCTAAAGGATTTGCTTGGTCGGATGTAGAAGATTCTATGGTAAAAGACGGCGCAAATTCTTCTAATGATTATATGAATATTTTTATTGTAGACAGCAGAAAAGAAAATCCATACAAAGTAGGATATGAATATGGTACACTTCAACCAGGTATTATAGGTATTACAATAGGTAAAAAATCTATGTACTGGCCAAAGCAGAGATATTCATCATCAGCTGATAAAATTGGTAGTCAAGGTAGGAAACTAGATAACTACAAAAGATATAATGAAGTAGCTGACAGAGTATTAAGTATTGCTTTATCCGATATACCTTCAGCAAAAGATAAACAAGCTGCAAGGGTAGCTGCAAAGCAAGGCGCAACGGCACTTATGAAAAATAAAACAATTGTTGACCAAAACATGAAAAGATATAAAAAAGCACTACAGGCTAAAGTTATGTCAAAAGGTCCTGACGCATTAAAGAAGATGTTAGATGAAGCAACAGCTATTGTTTCTAAAGTATTTGAATATAATACACAGATGCTAAAAAAAGGTAAATACAACAATGGTTGGGATTCGTACCAAACGATAGCAAATAGATATGGTGATATGGTTCGAGCATATGAAAATTATGTAAGAGATGCTGCAGAATACGAAAAAGAAATTGGTGCCTTAAAAGGCGATGAGAGACTTGGTAATTGGAGAAAAGATTATGTTGCATCAAGAGCTGGAGAGGTAAAAGGATATTATAATGAGATAATTAAAAAATCAAAGATAGTTACAGATACCAAAAATTTCAGAGACATTGTAAAGGAAGGTCTTATAGATGAAAAGAAAAATCCTGGATTATGGGCTAATATCCATAAGAGAAGAAAATCTGGTAAGAAGATGAGAAAAAAAGGTGACAAAGGCGCACCATCTGCAGCGGCTTGGAAATCTGCATCAGAATCATAACAAAAAAATAAAATTGTAAAAAGTCCGGTATATGTTTTTATATATCGGATTTTTTTATTATATTAGATATAAATTAAGTTTAACGCTAAAAAATATTACATGAAGCACAAACAAAACTATAAAAAGGACTTTAAGAAAAAGCCTTTTAGAAAGAAAAGCTTTGGAAGACATGACTTTTATTTAGAAGGCTGTCCTGAAGGAGTTAAAGTACCAGATTCGAGTACGTATTCATTGGAACGAGCAATGAAATATCTCAAACGTCAATTAAAAGATTCTGAAAAGATTATGAGATATAAAAGCAAAAAGGAGTATATTAAACCTAGCGCAATACGCAGAAAGCAGAAAGAGGATGCTATAAGAAAAGAGAAGTATCAAAATTCTATAAGAGATAGAGTTGAGAAAAACTACGTTTGGACAGCAATGACAGAGAGAGGTGCTAGGTAAAATAAAAATTTTTTAATAAAGAAGAGCTTTTTTAAGCTCTTTTTTAGTTTTTCGGTATTTACATATATATTTATATAAGAAAATTAGATATGCACAAAAAGTATTATCGTCTATATAATACAGCATATAGTATATAAAATCACTATTAAGGCTCCTAATAGCCTTATTTCCAGAACAACTTATTAAAGGAGAAAAATAATGTCAAAAGACTTATTAAAAGAGGCTATTGCTGACGCAAAGGCGGTTCGTTCGACTGCAATTGCAAATGCTAAATTAGCTCTAGAAGAAGCATTTACTCCAAAATTACAATCAATGTTGTCTAACAAAATCGCAGAAGAAATGGATGAAGACGATATGGAAGAGACTGATACTGAAGAAATGGCTATGGAAACTGATACAGATGAAATGGCTATGGACGAAAAAGACGTAGAAGAAACTTCTCATAACGAAACTGAAATGGAAGAAACTGACGATGAGAAAACTGAAATGGATATGGAAGAAACTTACGACGAAACAGAAGTTGAAGAAACTGATGACGAGAAGACTGAAATGGACATGGAAGAGACTGACAGTGAATTGGAAGAAATCATTAAGGAATTGGAAGAAGAAGAAGCTGAAGAAGACGAAGACTTAGGTGCTGACTCTCAAGAAACAGGTGTAATTGATGCAAAGAAAAACGATGCAGGTGACCCTGGTGCTGGAGATGTTGCAGCTACTGATAACGACGATGACGCTGAACCTTTGGACGAGGAAGATGATATGGAGGAGATGGACTTGGACGAGATAATTAATGCATTAAGAGAAGAGGACGACATGGAAGAAACTGAAGTTGAAGAGACTGAGGTAGACGAAACTGAATTAGAAGAAGCTTACAAAACTATTAGATTCTTGAAATCTAAAATCAATGAAGTTAACTTGCTAAATTCAAAACTACTTTATTCTAACAAACTATTCAGAAACAAATCATTGTCTGAATCACAAAAGATGAAAGTTATCGAAACTTTCGACAGAGCTAATTCTGTAAGAGAGGTTAAATTAGTATACTCTACTTTAGCTGAATCATTAACAAGCTATGCTCCAAAGTCGAAAAAAATCAATGAAGGCTTTGCATCAAAATCAATTCGTTCAACAAAACCGTCGAAAGATGTAATTGTTGAGTCCAACACTTTCGCATCAAGAATGCAGAAATTGGCTGGATTAAAATAATTAAAAAGGAGACTTAAAAATGTCAAATCAAATTAACGATTTATTACAAGATTCTCAAGCTCAGTTTAGAGCTCAGAGAAACGAAACTAAAGGTCTTGTAACTAAATGGGAAAAGACAGGTCTTTTAGAAGGTATTGGCCAAGAGTATGATAAACACAATACTGCAATCCTTCTTGAAAACCAAGCTAAGCAACTTATTTCAGAAGCTAACACTATCAACACTGGTGCTGATAGAGAGAACTGGAATGGTGTAGCTCTTCCATTGGTTAGAAGAATCTTCGCTGAAGTATCAGCAAAAGAATTTGTTAGTGTACAACCTATGAACTTACCATCTGGTTTAGTTTTCTGGTTAGACTTCAAATATGGTGGAACAACTTTAGACTCGCTAGGTAAAGGACGTCATTCACAAGGTGATTCATTATTTGGAAACACTACAAACAAAGGTAAAGTAAATTTAACAAATGGACTTTACGGAACATTTACTGCATCTAACTACGGTCAAGGTGCTGGTTACTCATTAAAAGCTAAAGAAGCTGCACTTATAAATGGAGAAGAATCAGGTTCAGGTGTCGTTACAGTTAATGCACTTTCTGTTGCAACAACTGGTATCGATATGGATTTAGCTGGTGCTTTCTATATTATATCTGGTTCGAATGTATTTACTGCATCTGCTGTAAGTGGAAATGATGTAACATTTAACAATTTAGCTGATGGTACTGCATTAGGTTCTGCAGGACTTAATGGTTCTAAATTATACTACTATGTTAACACTACAGATGCTAAATTAAGAGGTGACTTCGAAGACACTGATATTCCTGAATTAGGTGCTAACCAAACTGGTACTGATTTACAAATTCCAGAAATCGAAGTTCAATTAGCTCAAGAGGCTTTAGTTGCTAAGACTAGAAAGTTAAAAGTTAAATGGTCACCAGAATTTGCTCAAGACTTGAACGCTTACCACAGTATCGATGCTGAGGCTGAGTTAACTTCAATGTTATCTGAGTACATTTCAATGGAAATCGATTTAGAAATTCTTTCAATGCTTACGTTAGCTGCTAAGTCTGGTGGATTTACATCTAACTTCTTAGCTGCAGCTCCAACTGCTGGTGAGAGCTATGGTGATGCATTCGCTCAATTAGGAATCTCTATGCAAGCAACATCTAATGCTATTCACAGATCGACTATGAGAGGTGGTGCTAACTTCGCAGTATGTTCACCACAAATTGCAACTTATCTAGAATCAATTCAAGGATATACTGCTAACACTGATGGTACTCAAGCTGACTTTGCAATGGGTGTAACTGCTGTAGGTTCACTTTCTAATAGATTTACAATCTACAAAAATCCATACTGGACAGGTGATGATATCTTAATGGGATTCAGAGGAAGTCAATTCCTAGAAACTGGTGCTGTATTCGCTCCATATATTCCGTTAATCATGACTCCACTTGTTTACGACCCAACTAACTTTACTCCACGTAAAGGTGTGATGACAAGATACGCTAAGAAAGTTGTAAGAAACGACTTCTACGGTGTTATTACTGTTAATGACAATGCTTGGTCTAGCTCATTTGGATTGCCTGCATAATCTTTAATTTAAGATTTTGTATTTAATTAAAGGTCCCTCTTCGGAGGGACTTTTTTTATGTCTACATATTTATACTAAATGGAGGTTAATTATGGCTACAAAAAAACAAAATATTCAAAAGACACCACCTAAAGGAAATATTAGATTTTCAATAACTTTATCGGAAGAGCAAAAAGCTGCAAAGCAGGCAATGCTACATCATCCATATAATTTTATAGTAGGCAAGGCTGGTAGTGGTAAAACACTTCTTGCATGTCAGGTGGCGCTAGATATGTTTTTTAAGAGAATGATTAACAAGATAATTATTACAAGGCCAACTGTATCTACGGAAGATAACGGATTTTTACCTGGCTCTGAAAAAGAAAAGATGGAACCTTGGTTGGTACCTATCAGGTCTAATATGAGAAAGGTATATAATAAACCTGCAATACTAGAAAAAATGGAAAATCAAGAAGATATTGAACTTGTATCATTAGCACACTTTAGAGGAAGAACATTTGAAAATTGTGTAGTAATAGTTGATGAGTTTCAGAATCTTACAAGGTCGCAGTTAAGAATGGCATTAGGTAGATTAGGTAAAGGTTCAACAATGATATTTTGTGGAGACAACCAACAAATTGATTTGAAGGATAAAAACTATTCTGCGATACACGATGTTTCAAAATTAACAGGTTCAGAATATGTATATAAAAGAATATTATTAGACAATCATAGACATCCAGCAATCGATGAAGTTTTCGAAATGTTAATGGGTATGTAATTAAAGACATTGTTTCTTGATATTTATATAAAAGTAGAATAGGGAATCTTAAATGGCAAATATTGCAATATATGACGGTTCAGCAGACTTAACGGCTGTAAGTGGAAGTACACCTTTTGGATTGTATGATAATGATTTAAGTTATTTAACAGCATCAGCAAACACTGCAGACTGGTGTGCTAGAAGATTAGGTTATCCTATAACAGATATAGAATTACAAGACGAACAATTTTTTGCTTGTTATGAAGAGGCTGTAAGCGAATATAGTGCTCAGGTAAATAGATGGAATATTAGAAGTAATTTATTAGGAGCTCAAGGTTCTGCTACACAGTCATATACACATACACTTATAGACCCTAGTTTGAATAGAGTTATAGGATTATCTAGACAATATGGTACAGAAGCAGGCTCAGGTGGTACAATAGACTGGAGAACAGGATATATACAAACCACATCAGGTTCTGATGGATGGAACCAAACATATGATTTAACAACTGTATTATCTGCATCTGATGGAACAACTGAAACAGCTGACATAGAAGTTAAAAGAGTTTTCCACCACGCATCACCAGCAGCTGAAAGAGAATATGACCCTCAATTTGGAGCAGAAAGTGCATTGGCAAGTTTTGGTTGGGGAGGTACTATGGCAGGTGTACAATATCTTGCACTTCCTATATATGATGACCTACTTAAAATACAGCAAACAGAATTTAACGATACTGTAAGAAAATCTCATTATTCTTTTGAGTTAATAAATAACAAATTAAGAATACACCCAAGACCTGCTACATCGTTTAAGTTTTATATACAATATATACATACAGCAGATAGAAATACACTTGTAACATCATCATTTACATCATCAGTTACAGATTATTCTGATATAGGATATGATACTCATGTATACTCAATGATTAACGACCCAGGTATACAGTGGATAAGAAAATATACATTGGCATTGGTAAAACAAGTACTTGGTGCGGTAAGAAGTAAATATTCGTCTATACCAATTCCTGGCTCGGAAACAACATTAGATGGTGAGACAATGAGAGCAGAAGGCATTGCAGAGGCAGAAGCTTTGATAGCAAGTTTAAGAGAAGACCTGGAGGCGACATCGAGAAGAAATATGATGGAGCGTGAACAAGAAATTTTAGATTTTCAAAAGAGTATGCTAAATGGCGTACCGCTTAATATATACATAGGATAACATGGCACTATTTGGAGGAAGTAGAGATATCAGTCTATTCAGACATCTAAACAGAGAGTTGTTAAATGAAATCATTGACACTCGATGTGATATATACAAGTACTCTATTTTTGACAGTAGGGAGAATTTATATGGTGAGGCTCTTAACAAGGTTTTCAAACCTGGAGTAAGAGTTGCAGGTCTTATAGAAAAGGAAGGCAAAGAATATACTTCGGAAGAACTTGGTGCTGATTTTACAAGGCAGGTTAAATTTTCATTTTTAAGAGACGACCTATCTTCAAGCTTTACAAATCCAGTACCTCCATATCAGTCACCTACACCGGCTGGTATAGCGGCATCGTATACTGGCTCTAATACTACAAATCCAAACAACAATGCGCAAATAGCAGATATATTTTTAGAGGTAGGTGATATTATACATTGGGACAATAATTATCACGAGATAGATACCGTATCATCTGGACAATATTTGTTTGGCAAAAATCCTGCTACTGACTCTAATGGTGGAACACACGGTTCATCATGGTCTGTAATTGTTGAAACACATGAAATGAGAAGAAGTAAAATTGCTACACTTGAAAGAGTAAGAGCTGGATATGACGAATATGTTTCTGAAACATCTATAGAACAACAACGAGGAGGTTTGTATGGCTGATAGAAATGTAGATAGGTCAAATCAAATAAGACGCGATGATAATATACAAGATTTATATGTAAATTTATATGATGTAGATTCTGTAATAAAATATTATTTTGACAATGTAATACAACCTGCTGTTATGGAAGAAGATATTAGAGTTAATGTACCTGTTGTTTATGGTTCACCTGAAAGATGGAAATCGATACAAAAAACAGGAATATATAGAGACAGCAAAGGTAAAATACAATATCCTGCAATTGTATATAAAAGAACAAATGTTGAAAGAAGAAAAGACTTAGGTAGCAAAGTAGATACAAAAAATCCACTTTATTATGGTTTTCAGAAAAAATACAGCAATAGAAACAGGTACGATAGATTTGATATTTTAACAGGTAGAAGACCTCAAATAGAATTTCATAATGTAGTTATACCTGATTATGTAAAATTGACATATGAATGTATAATATTTGCAGAATATCTTGAGCAATTAAATAAAATCATAGAAGATATAAATTATGCTGCAGACCAATATTGGGGCAAGGAAAACACCTTTAAGTTTCTTTCTAAAATTGACAGTTTTGATATAGAATCTGTTGCAAATCAAGGAGAAGATAGAATATCTAAATCTACATTCTCATTGACAATGAATGGATTTGTAATACCTGATAACCTGCAAAAGGCAATGAGTAATTACAATCCTAAAGATTATGGAAAAGTAAAATTAACCTTAGGTGATAGAGAAATAACCTTTGGTGAAATAAATAACAATAACCAAGATACAGACGAATCACTGTTTGAAAGATAAAGATTCATAATAAAGTTATAGGAGAATAAAAATGGCTGAAATTAAAGAAGGCACAAAGTTTACAGAAGAAGAAATGAAAAAGGTAGAAGATTTTAGAAATCGATTTAATACTGTTACGGTAAGTTATGGTCAACTTGCTATGGATAAATTGGTTTTAGAAGAAACAGAAAACGCAATAAAAGAAGAATACGATAAAATTAGAAAAGAAGAAAAAGCTTTTGTCAAAGAACTTTCAGATAAGTATGGTGCAGGCCAATTAAATCTAGAAACAGGTGTATTTATAGCTGAGAAATAATATATTTTGAGATTTAATCATTATATTTATATTAGAAATAACATGACCAAAAAGGTTAATTCTTATACAAGATAGGAGATAAATAAATGGCTGAAAAAATAATTAGCCCTGGTGTATTTACAAGAGAAAATGATTTATCATTTGTACAGCAAGGCGTCGCTCAAATCGGTGCTGCAATTGTAGGACCAACAGTTAAAGGACCTGCACTTATACCTACGCAGGTGTTTTCATATTCAGAGTATCAAGCTCTATATGGAGATTCTTTTAAGTCCGGTAGTAATTACTTTCAATACTTAACATCAATTACAGCAAAAGAATATTTGAAACATGGTGGCCCTGCTACTATCGTAAGAGTTATGCCTACTGATGCTGGAAACGCAAATTCGCATACACACCTACAACAAATTTCAAATGCTGGTACTGGACCATCTGCTTCATCAGGTGCATTCAAGGCACTAACTGATGCTACGATACTTCAGTATACTCACTCTGATGGTACGGCATACCAATTTATTGGAGAAACAGGAGTTATACCTCAGGATATTCCAAGCTTAAACTATTACTATTTTGATATTGGTGCAAATGTTGCTGCTACATTAACAAACCTTGCTTCTGAAATTAACACAGTAATTGGTGCTGGTACAGCTACATCGCATTCATCTGGAGGTACTGGTACTTTAGGACTTACAGGTTCTGCAACAACAACAGCAACAAACATTACATTCAAATCTGGTTCAACAACTAGTACTGGTGTTGGTGCTGTAGCAATAGCATTCTCTGGTCCTGGAGCTGTTACTGGTGTACTTACATCAGGTTCAACATTCTCTTCTAACGATGTTTCGTTCCAATTAAGAACACATACAGATGGTGCTATAATGAATAGCCGACCAGGAAATTCAAATACTAATCTTGATGTTGCATCAAATGATGTATTTGTTAGTACTTCAGTTGCAGGTGCTGGAACAAAAACTGGTACAAGAAATAATTTAAGATGGGAAATAACAAATGTAAATGAAAAGAAAGGTACATTTACTGTACTTATTCGTAGAGGTGATGACTCAAGTAAGAGAAAGGTTATTCTTGAAACTTGGAACAACTGTTCACTTGACCCTAATGAAAATAATTATATTGGTGCTGTAATAGGTACTCAAAGAACAACTATTGGAGATTCAACATCTGCTTCACCATATTTACAACCAAACGGTAATTTTAAGAATCGTTCACAATTTGTTTATGTAGACGAATCTACTATTAAAAACACTGTAGATTATTTAACAGAAAACGGAGATATTAGAGATACATCATTAACAGGTTCACTACCTATGAATAATAGTTCAGGTTCATTTGCTGGTGGTTCTGATGGTACAAACTTTATTGTTGACTCACCATTTGGTTCTGCAACTGCAGGTGCAGCTAATTATTATGAAAATATTAATGCTGATAACTTCCAAGGGTTGGATGTAGCAAACAGCGCACAAACTGGATATATTGCATATAACTGTGCATTCAATCTATTATCTAATCAAGATGAATTCGATATTAACTTACTAATCGCTCCAGGTCTTTCATATGAAATGTCAGCAGGACTAACAAATAAAATGGTTACTGTATGTGAAGAACGTGGTGATGTAATGACAATTATCGACCCTGTTAATTATGACAAGAATACAAACCTTGCAACAGTAACAGCTAAAGCAGAAAACTTTGACTCATCATATGCAGCAATGTATTGGCCATGGGTACAAATTGCTGACCCAGCAACAGGTAAATACATATGGGTACCTCAATCGGTAATCATGCCAAGTATCTACGCATTTAATGATAAGGTTGCTGCTGAATGGTTTGCTCCTGCTGGTCTTAATAGAGGTGGACAGGAAACAGTAGTACAGGCTGCAAGAAAATTAACACACGCAAACAGAGATTTATTATATGAAGGAAACATCAATCCAGTTGCAACATTCCCTGGTGAAGGTGTTTGTGTATGGGGACAGAAAACCCTACAGAAAAAAGCTTCTGCTCTTGACCGTGTAAATGTTAGAAGATTGTTAATCAACCTTAAGAAATTTATCGCATCAGTATCTAAATTCTTAATATTTGAAAACAATACTACTACAACTAGAAACAGATTCTTATCACAAGTAAACCCTTACATGGAATCAGTTCAACAAAGACAAGGTCTATATGCTTTCAAGGTTGTAATGGACGAAACAAATAACACACCAGATATTATTGATAGAAATATAATGAAAGGTGATATATTTATCCAACCGGCTAAAGCTGCAGAATTTATAGTTGTTGACTTTAATATCATGCCAACAGGTGCAACATTTAACGATTAAGGATATTTATATTAAATAGGAGATAAAACAAATGGCAAACTTAATAGACCCAACAGAATTAATGTTCACGGCATTCGAGCCAAAGGTAACAAATAGATTTGTATTCTACGTTGATGGTATACCTTCATACTTAATTCGTAAAGCGGCAAGACCGAAAATTGTTAATAACGAAACAGAAATTAAGCATATCAACAACTCTAGATATATTAAAGGTAGAAGTGCTTGGGATGCTATAACTGTAGAACTATATGACCCAATTGTACCATCAGGTGCTCAGGCAGTTATGGAATGGGTAAGACTACACCACGAATCAGTAACAGGTAGAAATGGTTACGCTGACTTTTATAAGAAGGATGTAACAATTAACGTACTTGGACCTGTAGGTGACAAGGTAGAGGAATGGACAGGTAAAGGTGGTTTTCTTGTAGATGCAGATTTTGGTGAAATCTCTTGGGAAAATGACGGTGCTCCTGCCATCATTACATTAACAATAAGATGTGACTATTGGATTTTACAATACTAATATCATATTTTATATAAAATTAAGTAGCCTGTTAATTCAGGCTATTTTTTTGCAATATTTTTAGTTTATATATATTTATATATACTAGTTATATAAAACAATAAGGAGTTATACAATGGCAAAAGTTACGGACGAATATCCTGGAAAAGGATTATCAACAGACCAGTTAAAAGAACAGTTAATTCAGGAAACAGAAATAAAAAGAGTTTCTGATTCTAAATTTCCAACAGAAATCATAGACTTACCAAGTAAAGGATTGTTATATCCTGAAGAGCATCCATTGCGTACAGGTAAGATTGAAATGAAATATATGACTGCAAAAGAAGAAGATATTCTTACTTCTCAAAATCTTATACAAAAAGGTGTTGTTATTGATATGTTACTTCGTTCTTTAATTGTAGGTAACGGAAAAGGCCAAAGAGTTAATTATGACGACCTATTGTTAGGAGATAAAAATGCAGTAATGGTTGCAGCAAGAGTATTAGGTTATGGTGCTGAATACCACGTTGAAATTCCTTGTCCTGCTTGTGGTCATAAACAAAAAGAAGTAGTTGACCTTGCAACTCTAAAAAATAAAGATGTTGAAGTTGTAGATAATGGTAATAGATTTGAATTTGTATTACCTTTAAGTAAAAAGACTATTACATTTAAGATTCTTTCTCACAAAGACGAAGAAAAAGTACAGGCAGAAATTAAAAGAATGAAAAAGAAAACACATTCTTCTACAATTTCTTATGATTTAACTAGTAGGCTTAAACAAGTAATTGTTGCGGTAGACGGTGAAGAGGATAGAAATACAATAAATAAATTTGTTGAAAATGAATTTATATCTAGAGATTCATTAGCATTTAGAAATCATCTTGAAAAGGTAACACCTGATGTAGATATGACTGTATATTTTGAATGCGAAGAATGTGGACATGAAACATCAGTACAAATTCCTATGACCGTAGACTTTTTTTGGCCTAGGGTCTGAATACAGGCCCATTCTACACAAACAGATATTCCAACTTCTGTACTTCTCTAATGGTGGGTTTAGCCATGATGATGTATATAGCATGCCTGTATATTTACGATTATTTTATTTAAGGCAATTGAATGACCAGCACAAAAAAGAGAAAGAAGAAATGGACAAGGCTAAACGAGGCAGCAAAAGCCGCACTATAAAGCGTCCAAGTTTCTCACCGAAATCTCCTAAACGTTGATATTTATATTAAACTAAACAAGCGCGTAATGGAGAGTGCATATGAAACTTCGTGAATATATTAGAAAGTTAATTTCTAAACAAGTTGCAGAAAATAAAGACATCACAAATGAAGGTATCGTAAGTGGCGTAATGAACCATATAAAAGGTATACTTGATAAATCAAACGATAAAAGATTAGAAAGAAGTTTGCAAAAAATTGCAGACGAAAGTCCTGAAGGTAAAAAGGCTGTTGATAATCTTATGAAAAAAATTAAAGCTACAGGAAATGCTGTTAAAAAAGCAGATGACTTAATGGCAAAGGCAGATATATTTAGCTAATAAATTATGGCAATGAACGATAGAGATAGAGAGAACATGAAGCGCTTTTACGAGGCGCAAGAAAAGCGAGAGAAGGCTAGATTAGAAGCTGCCAAGAAAGAAGAAACAATACAGACTTCTCTATCTGCTATATTAACTAGACAAGAAACGGCTAAAGATAATATATTAGCAGCTGCAAATAAACAGGTAAAAAGAGAAGAGCTTCTTACTCAGATGTATGAAAAGCGATCTGAAATTGTAGATGCAATATCTTCTAACGAAACAAAACTAAAAATGATACAAAATTCCAGGTTGCAAAAAATGCAAATGGAGTTAGATGTAGACAATGCTAAGGTTGCTGCGGTAGAAGCAGCGTATGATGCTCAAAAACGAATAGCTCTTACAAAAAATCAAGCATATCAAGATGATTTATTGGCATCGAAACTAGCAGACCAGCGAGCTGGTGCTGAAGAGGCAATTGCAGATTTTGTAATGCAGCAAAGGTTAGAAAAAGAATTACAAAATGACCCTAATACAAAAATATTAGAGTCAATGAAAAAACAAGCTGAAAGGCAAAAACAACTTGATGAGTTTTTTGGTAGCTTCAAAGATAAATTTGATGATTTTGCAGATGTAATACAAGACCCTAAGGTAGCAACAGGATTATTTGCAGTTGCAATGACAAAAGAATTAGGTAAGTTTACAGAAAATATGTTTAAGGCAGGTGAAAATATAGGACTGTCTAGAACACAAGCAGTAGGTCTTGCAGATGAAATGGCAAGTGCAAATATTCAAGGTATATTATTTGGTATTACCTCAGAACAAAATGCAGCATCTATGGCAGGTCTTGTAGAAGGTGCAGGTAATCTTAAAAACCTTTCAGGTGATACAATTGTAGAAGTATCTAAAATTGCAAAAAATATAGGAATAGGTGAACAAGAGGCCGGTAAGCTTGTAGGTCATATGTCATTGGTTGAAGGTATGACAGTAGCTCAATCAAAGGCTACATTAGAAACAACTGCTAATCTTGCAAGAGGAGCAAATGTACCTATAGGAAAGGTAATGACTGATGTTGCCAATAATATGGAATTAACCTCCAAGTTTGGTAATATATCTGCAGACCAATTAGGTAAAATGGCAGTAGAGGCTGCAAAGTTAGGTACGTCATTAGAACAAATGTCTGCACTTGGTGATAAGTTAATGGATATAGATAATGCACGAGCTAGCGCTATGGAATTATCTGTAATGTTAGGTAGACAAATAAATGTTGATAGAGCTCAACAACTTGTTTACGAAGGAAATATTGAAGGCGCATATAAAGAAATGCTTAACCAGCTTGGTGGTATAAATAGCTTTAACGAAATGGATTATTTCCAAAAGAAACAAGCTGCAGAATTGATGGGTGTTTCAGTTGGTGAATTACAAAAACAATTAAATCTACAAGCTGGTCTTACAGAGACAGGAGAAAAACAAGCAGAAGGATTTGCAAAGTCAGCAGAATATGTTTCTCGTATGGGTAAATTCCTAAAAGAAAATGCAACAACTGCTGCAGCCACCGTTAACTTTTTAGGGTCGATGGGCAAAGGAATTACAGGTGCTATACCTGCATTAGGTAAATTTGGTGGCGCAATGAAAGATAAATTAGGAAAAACTAAAATTGGTAAATTCCTAGGTCATGATGGAAAAGGTATGAAAGGACCTGATGTATCTAAGGCTGCTTCAAAAGCGACAGGTGATGCAAGTAAAATGGGGCCAGCAGGTAAAAAAGGTGGTATTAAAAAGAGTATGCAGGACCTAGCCGCTGGACTTAGGTCTATGGGTAAAGGTACATTCAAAGGTATTGCAGCATTGGCATTAGCAGGACCTGCACTATTATTGGCTTTACCATCAATACCATTTTTAATGTTTATGGGACTTGTACCACTTGCAATGTTGGCAACAAACTTTAAGTTTTTGTCACAAGGTCTTCAGTCATTTGGTAAAGGATTTGCAAGTATAATGAAAGGACTACTAGTACTAGGATTGTTAGGTGTCGCAATGATACCTGCAGCACTTGCATTTGGATTATTAGAAGGTGTTGACCCATTAGCGATGATTGCATTTTCAGGCTCACTCGTAATATTAGGACTTGCAGCTGCAGGTTTAGGATATTTATTTCCATTTGTTGCACTTGGTGCAGCAGCACTGGCACTGTTAGGTGTTGGATTGATACCTGCAGCTATGGCTATGGGTAATCTTGCAGGTGTTGACCCTGCAGCAATTATTGGATTTTCTGTAGGACTAGGATTGTTAGGTGGTTCGGTTGCTGGTTTAGGTCTTATGATTATACCAATATCATTAGGTATTATTTCAGCTAACTTATTAGGATTAGCAATAGCACCAGCAACAGAGGCGTTATCACAAATACAAGGTGTTGATACTGCACTGATATTAGGATTTGGTGCTAGTATTGCCGCGATAGGAGTTGCGGTTGCTGGACTAGGTGTTATGTTACCTGCAATAGCTATGGGTGTAATTGGTATGACAGTTATGGCTGGAGCGCTTCCTATATTTGGTTTAGCACTTAGAACCTTGCCAGATATTGACCTAATTAGCTTTGCTGCTGGAACAGCTGCACTAGGCCTTGCAGGTATGACATTGGTACCAGGTGCAATAGGATTCACAATGATGGCTGGAGCTTTAACATTATTTGCAGCATCATTATTATTACTTGTACCTCTTATGCCAGTACTAGATAAACTTGGCTCTATAGGTTTATTTGGAATGGGAGAGGCAGAGGCTGCACCAGCTGAAGGTGGTGGTGGTGGAGCTAACAATGAACAGATAATACAAAAACTTGATGAACTGATATCTGTAATACAATCAGGAGGCAAGGTCGTTATGGACGGTAAAGAAGTAGGTAGGGTTATTCAATTAGCATCTGGACCTATAGGGAGTTAATAATGGCATTTAATTTTAAGAATTTAGAAGAATATTTTAAGGCAAGCGAAAAAAACAAACAGCCTGTTGGTACATCAGTTAATCCATTAGGTAAGTTTGCACCAAAACCTATACAGCAACAATTTAGTAGAGCAATTGATTTTCCTACACAGGAACCAAATGCACCATTTAACTTTCAGCCTGGACATACAACAAGTAAGCTTGCTGAACTTGCAAAAGGTAAAGAAATAGAAGGTAGAGATAAAGCGTTTAGTTTAGAAGGCCAAGCGTTCGAGCCAAAAGATAAAGCGTTTAGCAAAAAAGGTCCTGATTATACAATGCAGGAGGTAAACAAAGACCAAAATACAATAGATTATTCTACACAGGCAATAAACACAGACCAAAATTCAATTGAATATTCTACTATTGCTCCTATAAACCCATTAGGACCAACACCAGAAAAATCAACATTGTCACCTATAAATCCATTAGGACCAACACCAGAAAAAATAACAATAGACCCTACAAAACCATTTGCTGCTACACCTAAAAAGGATTCAGCATTGTTAGAATTGTTTGCAGGTCTTTCTCCATCTGATAGAGTACCTATATTTGCAGGGCAAGGTGGTGCAAAAATAACTCATATGAATAATATGACATCTGGTTTTTTAGAAATAAACGACCAACCAGATAAAAGAGATGGAACAACTCAATTTAAGTTTAGTCAAACACCACCAGCTGGAGGTGCTTCATATACATTTACAAGAGAAAGATATAATGATTATTTTGCTAGAGTAAGTCCGGCTGCAAGACAAGGTGTTTCAATTGCTGCAGGAACAGAGGACAATCCTCCTTCATTAAGAATGTCAGACTCGCAAATTGACGATTCTCAATCAAGAGTAGGAAACAACGATTTTGTAAGCTTAAGAGAAGAGGCAAAGAGAAACAATCCTAGAGCACCACTATTTTTACAACAACCATTTGTACAAAGAGGTATACAAAGAGGAAAGGACAATCCTTCAGGAGCATTAGAAATGATTAACGAGCTAACTGCTCCTATAATTGATACTGTAAGAATTGCAAAGTTTATGGTGTCACCTCGAGGTTTACTTTTTAATCTAAAGCAATTAGGACTTCAGTTAACAAATCCTAAAAAACAATTTTTTCAATTACCTTTTATAAATGCTGACAGAGTATATAATCCTTTGGCTTTAGCGTTACAGGTACCGTTAAACGCTTTAGGTATTCACGGAGACAGGCATTTCTTAGGACAGTTAAATCCTCGTGATATAATGTACGAAAGAGTTATTGATAGAATAGAAAATAAAAATCCATCATCACCAGGAGATAGCAATAGGCTTGTTAAACTTGGTGAAGATATGGAAGTTGGATTATTTAAGAATCCTAGAAAAGAACTAATACCTCAGAAATTAAAAGGTCTTGAAGCACTATATACAAAGTTTACAACTTTCTTAAATAAATTAAGAGGTAAAGGTGAAAAAATAAAAAGGTTGTCTGGTATAAATGGACCGCATTCTCTTTTTGGTATAGGTCAAACTCAAATATTCAAGCATACATCAGGTATTGCTTATGATAGAGTATTTACATATACACCTGAGGAACCTTATTACAAACAAAAAGCAACAACACATTATGATGATGGAAAGGCATCAGAGGCAGCAAAAGGCGAGGAAAACGAAGATTTATCATTAGGTATTCTTACATTCAAAGGTGACAATGGATATGAACCTTATGAGCAAGATACACCTGATAGCTGGAAAGGTTTTCCTAAAGCAGAAGGCAATATAGATGCATCAGAATATAATCAAGGTAAATATCATGTTGACGACTATAATGAAGCATATGAAAAAGGCCAAGACCCAACATTAAAATATGGAGCTCCTGATGCAGAGCCTTTTGAAAAATCTAAATTTGGTACAGACGATGTTAATGCAGAGGCACCAAAGGCTATAAAAAATGATAGAATTACAGATGAATTTATAGAATTGACACCACCACCAAATGAAGGTGAAATATTTCCAGGTAGCGGTGAAAAAACATTTTCAACATTTGGATATGATGATTTAATAGCATATAGAAGAAGTCCTAAAACATTCAGAGATTTTAGAAAGAAAGACGAAAACGATTCATATGAAAATAATTCAGTTAGTAGAATTGGTATATCTGATTATGGTGCTACAAAACCAGGTGAAAGTACTGACGACACAAATTATGGGGAAGATTATGTAACTATAAGTATAGATGGTATTAGACTACGTGCTTACATAACTGAAATAAGTGATGGATTAAAACCTACGTATTCTGCAATATCATATGCAGGTAATCCTGTAGATGCTTATATGTTTGATAAAATATCAAGAGAGTGGAGTTTAGGTTTACAAATGCCAGCATTCACACAAGGTGAGCTAAAAAATAATTACAAGCTATTAAATCAAATTATGCAAAAGGCTTCACCAGAAATGATAGCAGATGTAGGTGGAGGTAGAATAAATAAAATTACTGTAGGTAATTTATGGAGAGCTATACCTGCTATTATCGAAACTGTTGATTATACAATAAATCTTGATGCAGGTTGGGATATAGCTCTTGGCGAAGGTAATGAAACAACTGACCTAGAATTGCCAATGCTATTTGACTTAAAACTAGGAGGTAAATTCCTTGTTAATGCAGATGGTAATATTTGGAAATCAGATGGTAAATTCATAAGTTATTAGGGGCAATCATGAAAAGGTATCAAGAAAATAAAACAAAAATAACAGATAAATTTAATAAGCGTTCTAAAAAAGTATATGGAACAATAATTTATCCTAAGATAGAAAGACACGAACAAGATTTTTATATTGATGTTTTGGTTGAGGATAGATTAGATAATTTGGCATATCAATACTATGAAGATGTTACATTGTGGTGGGTGATTGCAAATGCAAATAAACTTGATAGAGCGTCTAATTATGGTATTACTGAAAAAATGGATAAAGGTATAGGTAAAGGCTCTATGTTTGTAGAACCAGGACAGAGAATAAGAATACCACATCCAGGTAGAATTTCAGAAATACTTAATAGATATAGAATAATGTTAGAAGAAAGAACATATGATTTACCAGATATAGAACTTCCTGAAGGCAATGAAGCACCTACAAATTCATCAGGTGTAGGCTCATCTGGTGGAGGCGGTTATTAAAAGGTTACGGAGATATAAATGGCAAAATACTCAGATGGATATATTACAGGTAGACTAATACCTGAATGGTTTATACAGGAGGTAAATGATAGAGGTGCTGCTAAACCAAGCGACAAATGGAAGGTCTCAAAAAAGACTTGGATGTCACTTACATCTTTTTCTAGTGAACCTTTTCCATTGGCTGATTTTGAAAAAAGAACAGTAGACGACTTTTATACAACACACGATGAATCCGAAACAGGTAGAATTGTACCGCAACCTGCAATAAATACAATAGAGGTAGGAACAACAGGGGCTAATGGTGCAATGAGAAAAGGTACAATTACTTTTACTTTATATTCTATAGAACAATTAAGAAAAGCACAAAGAGCTTATTTTGTACCAGGTTTAACAGCTTTCGCACAATGGGGTTGGAATATGAAATCAGATGGTTCACCTATAGAAAGAATACCAAACGACGCTATTACCAATTCAAATAGTATGTATGACCTTCAAGATAAAATAAATTCATATTCAAAAACAAATAATGGAAGTACAGAAGGAATATGTGGAGTTATATCAGATTTTAACTGGTCTTTTGACCCATCATCAAAATCATATAAATGTGAAATAACAGTAGACTCACCAGGAAAGGCTTATGTAAGTGGACCAATTAATGTTGCTCCTAAAAAAGTAACAGCAGGTTGTAAAAGTGGTGGTATGTTGGATGATGGTTCAGGACAATGGATGAAGATTGTATTAAAAGACATGGCCGAAAGCCAAATTAAAAAAAGTAAGGTTTGGAGAACAGATACAATAGCTGGATTTTCAATAAATCTAGATGAAGACGCAAAAGAAGATGCAGGTTGGTGGAGTACTCTTACAGGATGGTTTGGTTCATCTAAAACAAATTATTATGTATCATGGGCATGGTGGGAGTCTGCAATTATATCTGGTCTTTCTCCTATTTCTCCTAATTATAAAACATCAAAGGCATTATATAATAAATCTAATTTTAGTCCTTTTCAAGGCCATTGGAAAAAATCACATGTTTGGAGACTTGATAGCTCTAAAAGCAGATTAAAGGTTGCTGATTCTATTAAAAAACCTTGGGGTTCGACAGACCCTTGGGTTTGTATTGTACCAGGCCACGCACACTGGACAAGTGCAAATGCAGTTGATGGCTCGCTAAGTCCGTACTCTGAATTTGGTATTGGAGGAAATGCTGGATATAATGAAATTCATAAAACGGCTGCAGCGACAACACTTGAATCACGTTCGGGTCTTAAAAGAGACACAGCCAAAGGTGAAGGAAATTATTGTTTATTAGGAAGGATATATCTAAATACTTATTTTTTATGGCAGGCATCAATGCAGGCTAAAACAATAGATGAATATATAATGGCTGTTGCAAAAAAGGTCAATGAAGTTTGTGGAAGTTTTTGGGACCTAGAATTGGTAGACGACCCTAAGGACCCATCAGTAATGAGAGTAATAGATAGAAACTATATACCAAAACCACCTAAAGCTACGGTACCTGTAATGAATCTTTTAGGTAATACTTCTGCAAGAAGTTGGGGTGTTAGTACAGACATACCTCAATCTCTTAGACATGCTGTAATGATGGGAACTCAAAAGAAAGCAGGTAATAGTGAGCAATCAAATTCAAATGAAGCAATGTATACTTATTTAGATTATGCTGAAGGAATAAAAGATACTATGGTAGGTGAGCAGAGGCTTGATGGTGCACAAAATGCAGGAGAAGGTTGTGAAGGAGGAATGGAAAAATCAGAAGCTGGCTCACAAACACCAACTCTAGACACATTGAAAAAAAATATTAGAGAAGCATTTCACGAACTAGCAGAAAACAGGTCAGACGAAACATGTGATGCTGCATTAGGAGCTATGAAAGCATATCACAATGCATTTGGTGAGAATTCTCCAGCAAGTAGTGGAGGAACTGCAATACCTATTGGTGTAGACTTAACACTTGACGGTATAGGTGGATTATCATGGGGTTATTTATTTGCAACAGATTATACACCGCAGGTTATGAAAAAAGACCACTGTTTTCAGGTAAAAGCTGTTAAGCATACTGTAGGTCAAGATGATTGGACAACAACACTAGAATCTGCTCTAAGGATAACTGCATAATGAAACACTATAAAAAGAAATATATAAGAAAAGGTTTTACCAAAGGCGGTGAGTGGATGATTAAAAAATATTTTATCGAAAACGGCGAACCTACAACAGCACACGAGTTTGAAGAGTATATAGGACCAATAACATATTATGCTGATATACCTCATGGTACAGATGAAAAACTTACTTTTGAAAAAGAAAAGCAGTTAAAATTATATCCATTAGAAAAAAGAAGTGTTGCACAAAATTTTGTATATGACAAGTTAAAACCTAATTACAAAAGAACTTTTAAGGAGCCTGTGCCATATAAACACAAACTTACAGATAAAGAAAAAGAAAAAGGTGAATATACAAGATACTTTGCACACGTTCAACATACAAATGAAATTACAGAAATAAATAAAGAGCAATATAAATACTATAAAAAACAAAGCACACCATATCATCAACCTGTTAAATTTGTAGAATTAAAACTTAAATTAACAACATCTGCAATTCATTATAACAATCTTAAAATTCAAGCTGCACGAGCTGATATTAAAGATATACATAATTTTGTACTTCCAACAGAATATATGAAGTGGCCATATATACCAAAAGGCGTATTAAGAGATGAGCTTGGAAACAGATTATATCCTGAAGGTGATAAAATACCTGAAAACTTACCAGCTGCATATCAATTAGGTAATTATCCTGATGAACAAGAAAATTCAATGGTACCTCCTAGACAAAATTGTACAAGTTGTATATTCTTTGAAAATGGATGGTGCAGTAAATTTAAGGCAGAAGTAAAAGCAAATTATTGGTGTGCAAAATATCAATACGATATTAACGACGACCCATATTATTTTCCTGAAGGTTTAGTATAAAAAATTTTTATTTATCAAATATTTTTATTATATTAGATAGGTGTTAAGTGAATTACATAATAAAATACAAATCAAGCATTATCTGCATTATAATAGGTCAATAGAACCTAATGAGCTTGACCTTCCTATAAACACATTCTACAAAAGGCTTTACGGAAACAGATATAACATATATGATATTATACCTGAAAATAAAAAAAGAGAAGAAATAGAGCATTTAGACACTCTCTCGCATGCGATTCCTGATGTTTCGGATTCTATGATTCAAAGCTATAATGATAATGTGGTAGGTATTTTTAGAAAAATTGAACAAAATGGTCTTTGGACTGAAAAAGGTTTTGAATATACAAAATACAATTTATTTACAACAACAGGAAGACCTGCAAATTCTAATAATGGTATAAATTACGCAGCACTTAATAAAGATGACGGAACAAGGTCAAAATATATAAGTAGACACCCAGGTGGTATTATTGCAGAATTTGATTTTGACGCATATCATTTAAGATTGATAGCAGAACTTATAGGCATGAAACAACCTGAAGGTAGCTTTCATAGATATTTAGGTAAACTATATTTTGATACAGATACTCTTACAGATGAACAATATAATGATTCTAAAAAAATAAGCTTTCAAATACTTTATGGCGGTATACCAAAAGAATTTTTACATATAGAATATTTTCAAAAAACCAACGATTACATTTTTAGGTTATGGGATATTTATATTAGTAAAGGTTATATAGAAACTCCAATTTTGAAACGTAGGTTCTATAAAAGAAACTTTAAGGATATGAATCCTCAAAAGCTATTTAACTATTTTATACAAGCATATGAAACAGAGAGAAATTCTAAGATTCTAAAAAATGTTTTAGGTTTACTTGATAATAAATTTAGTAAAATGGTATTGTATATTTACGATGCATTCATATTTGAT